GATGGATCAACAGACTTGTCAAAGTTTCTCCAGATTTCAGTTACAGGTACAGAACCATCAGCATTCATCCCACCTTTGATCATAAGATCAGCACGTGATGAAATAGAATAGTGTACGTGTGCCTCAGCTCCTCCAACAAAGTTGTAGAATTCTCTGAAGCCTGCTCCTGTAGTGATGTCAGAGAATCTTTCTCCGTATTCACCTCTTGCAGAACCTTTTCTGAAGTATTTAGTTCCAGCTGCTAAATATTTATCTGCTAAACCTTCTGCAGAATTTTTATTTACCAACTCAACTGTATAAACCCATCCATCACCTACTTGTAAAATATCGTCAGCAGTGATGTAAAGTTCAAGACCATTATACTTATCATAAGTAATAATGTCTCCATGACCAAACTCTCTTTTTGAAAGTTTAATTTTAAATGCTTTCCCGTCAATACCTCTTGCAGTACCAGTTGTATCTGAAGTGTCAATGTGACCTAAAGATACTGGTAATTCTTGAGCTACTGGCGTTTGCCATTTATACTCTCCTCTAGCGTTGTCCACCATAATTGTATTCTTCCCACCGAATGAAGCCATTTGGTATAAAGGCATTTCTACCTTCTGAGTCATTGCCCATAAGTCCACAGGACCCATGTCAGTTGGCTCAGCATTACCTAACATTGCTGTTAAGTGATAAGAATCAATATGAGAACTAGCTTTGTAATTAGTGTCTCTGAGGAAGAGACCGTTGTTTAAAACTGTTGTTGCCATTTTTTTGAAATTTAATTTAGTTAATAATTATTGTTGTTGTTCTATTTCTTTTAAAATCTTTTAAATATATTGTTATCTCTTGATAAAGTTTTTCTTGGACCTTTCTTAGTAGTGCTCTTATTTGGTGTTGCACTAGAAGAAGCATTCTTACTTGCTTGAGCTGTTTTCAATTTTCTAACCGTCTGTTCAACCGCAGCATTAGTACCTTGAGTCTTCAACTGAGCTTTATATCCATTTGGATCAGCTAATAACCATAACGCTTCTGATACTAAAGAATAATTTGGCTCAACAAATTGATACTTTTCTAACAAGTGTCCTAACAAATTAGTATTCTCACCAGAGATTGAAGGATATGAAGGAGATACTAATCCATTGTATAGCATTGATTGTGTCTTCTTATTAACTTTCATCTCTCCTAATTTACCATCTTTTAAGGTGTGGTATACATTTGCCATGTAATTTTCTGATGCCTTTTGTTGTTGTTTTTGTTTCATCTCCTGTTCTTTCAGCTTTTGTGCTACAACTGCTTCTGACATCTTATCTAATTTTGGTTTAAATTTAGTTGCTTGCTTTTCAAGTTTACCTAAATCTTTCCAAATTTCTATTTCTTCATTAACTTCTTCTACATTACCATATCCTGTAGCTGTTAGATATTCTCTAACTATGTGTTCTTGTCCTTTCTCACTAGACATGTCTAAGGATCTTGTTTCTTCAACTTGAGCTAGAGTTCCAAATAACCCTTTAAGATCTTGTCCTCCATCTGCAACATATTTAGCTGCAATCTGTAATTCTTGTGGTAAACTATCAAAGAACTGTTTTGGTGTTTCTCTTCTTACTTTGTTACCTCTCTCATCCATATTAGCTTGGATAAGTTCTTTCCAATCTTTTGCAGAGTAATCATCTAACTCTTTATCATCATCAAAAGGAATGATCTCTTCATTTTCAATCATTTTCTTGAAGACATCAGCCATTCCTTCAATTCTCTTTCTTCCTTTAGCAGTAGACTTCTTATCTTCATCTTCTGCTAATTCCATTCCTTCATTAAGTATCTCATCTATTTCATCTTTAGATACTTCTTCTACAGCTGCTTTTTCTTCAGTCTTTACTTCTGCAACAGGTTCTGTAGTTTCTTCTGCTTTTGTTTCTTCAGCAGGAGTCTCTTCTGCTTTTGCTTCTTCTACAGGTTCAGGATCTAAAAAATCTAAATCTACTGACTCTCCTCTTGAGAAGACATTTGGTTTTTTGGTAGTTTCTTCTTTAGGTAAAGTTATAGAACTAGCACCTGGAGCTCCATTAAAGATCTCATCTAAGTTAACATCTACTTCCTCTACATTTGTTGTTTCCATGTTATTTTCTGACATAATTTTTTTGGTTTTTTGTTATTGGTTTATTATTTACATATACAATATAAGAAATGTTATTATATCTTAATAGGATAAACCTTAAAAAGTTGGTTGGTATTGTATTATTTTTTGCAGTATATAGCTATAATTACTTTTTCTTATCCTTTTTACTTGCTTTTACATCATATTTGTTTTTATTCTCACGTGCTATTTGAAGATTCTTGTTGGCAATTTCTCTTTGTGTTGCCAATTTTTCTCTTTCAATATCCATTTTAGCACGTTTATTGGAATTATCTGTAGAAGCTTGCTCTTTTTTGAAGTTCATTTGCTCTCTATATTCATCCCTTTGACGCATATCTTGCATAGCATCTGTAAAATCACTTTGCTTATTTTCATTAATATCTGTCTGTGCACCATAACCAGCAGCCCTAATTTCTGCAACAGTAATATCTTTCTGTCTTTCAGCCTCTGACTCAGATTGCTCAAATTGTCTCTGTTGTTGAGCTTCCTGTTGTTGAGCTTGTAATTGTTGCTCTTGCATTTGTTGCTGTTGTTGCATCTCTTGCTCTTTTTGCATTTGTGTTTTTGTCTCAGCTTCCTTAAGTATATTAGAAACCTCTGCAATAGAGTTTGATTTAATAACATTACCTAAATCATAGATTGATGCTCCAGTTGTATTATTCTGAAGTGCCATCTGTTTTAATTGTTCTAAAGTTTCTCTATGGTTTGTTTTTGTTGTAGCAAAAACATTAAAATCTCTTAACAATAATTTTTTACCATTTATTGTAAAATTAACCTTTTCAGACTCTGTTGTTATATAGGAGAGTCTTACAGATGGTTTAGTACTATGGTAATATTGTGAAAGATCTGTTCTCATTTGATGTACTCTAGGCATAAGATGATCTGAATGTTGTGTAAAGTATTGTTCCGTTTGAGAATATGATTGGTTCATTGCTTGTGTTACACCTGTAGCTGTTTGTTGTGCAATAGGTGTACCCATTCTTTGTTGATTTACACCAATAGCTTCAAAAGCTTGTGTTTTAAAATGATTAGCTAATTGAATTCTTGACATTAATCTATTAGTCTGTTCTAAATTTAATGTTTGATAATGGTTAAAGTTTACAGCATTTTCCGTATTAGTAATAGATGTATCTAAAGGCATCATACCAAAATCCTTCATTGCTACATATGCTTTCTCTAAGTTATTCTTACCCCAATCTTCTCCCATTGAATGACGTGGTAATGCGTTTTGATCAAACATAATAACAGTACCTAATTCATCTACTAGTATATCTGCTATTTGATTATTTACCATATTGTATCCAATTTGATATGGTTTCATCAAATCAATTAATGATGTTGACTTAGTATTTCTATCTGAGAATACTCTTCCCTCTATTGGAAGTTTACAATTATACAAAGTGTCATCACCTTTAAACTGATATTTTAGTTTACCCGGTTTTTCAGCATTAATACCTAAATACATTGGGTCTACATCATTATCTTCAGTTCTCCAGTGTTGAGGTGCATTAGGACCTATCTTAACTCCTCCCCATACTTCATTAATCCAAAACCAATCTATATGTTCTCCCTCAATTAAATTATCTCTTGTTTTATCTTTAAATAATCTAGTATTATAAACAGGTTTATCATTAACTTTATAATTCTCATCTATTATCTCTTGCACTAGTGCTCCTGTATGATCAATCCTTGTTAGATGTCCTATTTTTCTTTGAGTCTTCCAATACACGGTTGTAACTCTCATCATGTCAAGATCTCCCCAATCAGATATGTCTCCTCCTTCATTTAATATCCAATTTACAACATCATTTTCTGCTGCAGGATTATTACCATAGTTACTCATTAATCTTCTGTAATCTATACCTGGAGGAGTCTCTGTATTCCATTTATGGCTTTTACTAGCATCATAATAAGATCCATCATTCTGCATACCGTTTAGTAAATATTTTGAATTTGTTGCAGGGTGTATATTTTGCATTGATTTTAATTGATCATCATTCATAAGATAACCATATTTATCAATAACATCTGCAACAGTCATCATGTCACATTTTCCTGCAAAATTGGAATCTGATATATATCTTGAATCAGGAGATTTTTGATAGAATGTTAAAACGGGATTCCAGAGTTCAACATCATAATCATCTTCCATCATTTTAAAGTGCCAGAATTCTCTATCACATATAAGCATATCTTTAAATGCTCTTTCTTCCAGCTCTGCCATTTTAAAACGCTCCTCATCAACATTTAGTTGGTGCGTTGCCCATTCTTCAATTAGACTTCTATAACTTTTACTAAAAAAGTTTTCTATTTCTGGAAGTGTTTTTAAATTTTCGGTTGATAATTGTTTCTGAACTTCTTCTGATTCAGGATCAGCACCCTGTTGAATCATATTAATCATAAGCTTATTGTAAGCATCTGTTAAAAGATTCTCTTCAATCATAGCTCTTTTTTGTTCTAACATCTCATTGTAAGATGTATCATCCACAGCTCTAAACTGAACCTTTGTATATCTTTTACTAAACTCACCAACTAATACATTAACTACATTTGGAATAATTGGATAAAATTTAAGTTCCAACGCAGACTCATCTTCTTTTGTAAGAACATCCATAAGATCTGCATAGTTATTATCTTCTTCAACAATATAATCTTTCTTATCAATTATACCTTTTGCAAGTTTATAATTCTTAAGTAGTCTTCTAGAATTCTTTTTTAATTGGTCCATCCCTCTTATTTCTAACCAATCTAAATTCCATGCAGCCCAATCATCATCTTTATCCTTGGCAGGTATAAATTGTAATGGTTGTGTTAATGATGCATTAACAGGGCCTTTATCAACCTTTGCTCCTTTTTTAAGTTGTAGTGCGTTATATACTTTCATAGTAAGTTTCTATTATTTGTTTGCACTCTTCTGTGTAAACATATGTAAAATCTGTGATGCTAGGATCTGTGCAGGTTGTTGTGTATTCAAACATTATTTTATATTTTTAAAAGGGTTTTTTATCATTTTCTTTTTATTGGTCTTTCTATTCCTACCTATATTCCTAAAAGGGTTCTTATTTAATTTACCAAAATTCTGTGAAATATCCAAAGGTTCTAGTGATTTATCTCTCTCTTTACGTTTTACATAGCCTCTATTTGCTTGTTGCATTTTAGCAAAAGCTACAAGAGCGGAAAAGGCTACTAATCTATCCACGTTTAATCCTGGGAAATATTGTAACATTTCTGTTATCAACATTTTATCAGGTATTCTCTCTACTCCATACTTACTTTTATATACATTACCTTCTTCATCAGTTTCTTCATCTATTACTTCTCTTATAAATTCAATTGCATATGATACTAAATGACTCTTAAATAGTGTTCCCGTATTCTTCCAACCATATTCTTGAAAAACGTTTCTATTAGATCCTAGATCCTTTAAGAATACAATCTGTGATTTAGGTACCAAATATTTTTGTTTTCTTTGTGCTATCATATATTGAATAAACAAAGATATATTATTTTCCACTAATGTCCATGCATTATACCATTCTATAATTAACTTTAAATGTTCATGTGTATCATTAATATCATCATATCTACCACACCAGGAAGCAACAATTTTATCTCCCTCAATAAAAGTCTCTAAACCTTCAGGGGTCTCTTTTGTAACTTCAACAGGATTTTTATAAACAAATATACTACATAATGAATCTGATGTGGTTGTTTTACCTTCTGACACAGGGTCAATAGATGCATAGTAAGTTCCAAATGCAGGATCTTTAATTGGTCTTTCCCAAACAACTAAAACGCCAGTTTTATCTTCTGCCTTCTTACTTAAAGGAAAAGTGCTTATTGGTAATTTTCTAGAAGTATTTACTTTAATCTTATTTTTATCATATTCTAAATCAATTAACTCATATGAGTATTCTTTATCCTCTATCCTTTTCATCTGTCTAGATAAAAATCCTTGTGGGAATATTGATTCTTGTCTATAAGCAAATGCCTCAGCAATATCAATAGGTTTCTGTGAAACCCTTAATTGAAAGGCTTCTGCTTCAAGATCCCTCTTCCATTCTTCTCTTTCACGTCTGATTGATATAAGAGCTCCTTCAATGTTAGAATTACCATATTGATCTATAAAAGGTGGCATTGACCATTGTTCTGGTATAAATAATCCAGCTATACCAATAGTACCTTTATCATCCATTAAGTTTGTTTCAACACCTTGGATACCGTTAGCTTCAGGATTAAGTATGAATGTTTTTAAAGGTTTACAATGAGCAAGATCCCCAACGGATCCTGCAGCAATAAATTGTCCTGTTGTCATCATACCTGAAGACATTGCAGGACGTAGATACTCATATGTCTGATCCATTTTAGGGGCAATACCCGCCTCCTCATGAAAGAAGTAAGTACACGGACCCCCTACCCCTGCAGTAGCATTTTTCTCAAAGGAGGCTCCTTGTATCTTAGATCTAAGACCCTTTTGTGTCTTTCTATTGTTTACTCTTACCTCAATCTTCTGTTCCCATAGAAGTACCTTGCCAGGATTAGATGGTCTATACCATGCTGTATGTTCATTTAAGAAAGTTTGATATTCATCTAAGAACTTCCATGAACCTTTATCATTAAT